CGGTTTGTGGTTGTGTTGGTGTTGGTGGTGGTTGTGCAGTTTGTGTTTGTGATGTTCTTGGTGGTTTTGGGGGTGGTGGTTCTAGTGTTAAAAGTTGTGCGGTTTGTTGTCTTTTTTCATTTGCTTCAGATATTCTATTAACTAAATTATCCTGCCCAACATTATTTGCTGTATTAGTTAATGATGTTTCTAACACACTACCTGTTGTAGGTTGGGAAGATGAAGGATCTTCGGTCTCGATGTCATCGTCATCTGCATCTTTTCCTTCTTCATCATCATCACCACCATCAGGTGGTTGATTTTGTTCCATAATTTCACGCAACGCATCTCTTCTTTCAATAAATTTATTTATTTTTTCATGAAATACTTCAACAGAATAATCATTTATATCAGTTTTAACAAAATTTTCATTCATTTTTTGTATTACTTCGCCAACTGCATATTTTTGTTCTTTCATTAAAATATCATATACTTCTGTATTAGATTTATCAGAATATTCTGGATGTACTTCTCGATAAATTTTTACTTGACGATCTTTTGCAATTTGTATAGAACTTTCTTTACTAACATCACCAGATAATTTAAATAATTCATTTTTATTTCTTATCCTAGTTATTGCATTACCTTCCGTTCCTACCACAATTGATAATTCAGGAACATTTTCGATTAATTCTAAATCATTTTTAATACTATCTAATAGATATGTTTTAATAAATGTAATACCTTGTTCTTTATATTGTGAAGCTTCATCTGGTTCTGCTTTTTCCCCTTTTTTATTAGTAAATGTTTCATCAATTTCATCAAATAAATTATTTCTTATTTGTGAATAATTACTTCTAACAGATAGGTTATATACTTCATGCATGATTTCTGTAGTAAAATCTTTAGAAATTATTTCGTAACCTTCTCTTATTGCGTGCTGTTTATCATCGTGCTCTCTAACTACAATAAACTCATCTGAATTTGGTTTTATATATCCATACATAACAATACCATTTGCAATTTTTTCTGCAGGTGTCATTTCTTTTAATGTATCCGAAATATAATCAGTAAATTTTTTCCAGCTTTGATGCCGTCTTTGAGGAAAAGCAGAATATTTTATTTTATTATCTAAATTAACTTTTTCACCTTTTAATCTTTTTTTATATTCATCTATAAAATCGTCTAATGATTTATTAATACGTTGAGGTTGAATTATTCCATTATCTAAGTTAGACAAAAAGTTAGCCAAATTTATTTGTTTTAATGCATTAGATTCATCACGAGCAATACCAATTGATATATTTTCTAGAGTTTCATGAAAAATATTCATCATATCTTGTTTTTGACTATTTATTTCATTCAATAAGTTATGTTTATTTTCAATAACTATATTTTTGTATAAAGTTTCTCTAATAAACTTAATATACCTATAATTTTCCTTTCTTTTAATTATAGATATAGCTTCATTCTTAGTTATATTTTCATTCATATCCATAACTGTTTTTACATTATTATCAAACATATCAATTGAATTATTTAATTTTTCAATATGTGTATCACATTCTGTGATAAATCTATTATAATTTATAATAGCTAATTGTTTTTTGCTAGTTTCCAAATTCTGATTATTAGGTTGTTCTAGTAATCTATTAATTTCAGTTTGTCGTGCTTCATCTGCAGTAGTTAATTCTTCATTTAATCCAGTTATTCTTATAACATTTTCATTAACTATTCTATATAAATTTTTTAATGCTTCTATTTTTGTTATTAAATCAGAAATATCAGTTTCAATATGACTTTCATTTGCAAAATCAAAATAATATAAAAAACTTAGTATATCATTAAAATTATGTATTTTACTATCAATATTAGCTCGTTTAAATTTTACATCATGATTAGAACCAAATATAAATATATCTTCGGGTAATATTCTAACATTTTCAAATTTGTCTTCAAATTTCGCGATTGAAGCATTAATATTTTCATTAATTAATAAATTATGGCAAAAAAGTAATTTCGAATAATTTTCGTACGAGGGTGTTTCAGGTTCAGATAATATTTTAACACAATAACCCATAATAATATTGGGTGTTGTTAGTTCTAATGGAACTCTATTAGTGCTTACTCTTTCAATATATCCAAGTATGTTTTTTTTACAATAATTAACAGGTTCTATCAAATATTTATTAATGAGATTAATAACAACGTATTTATGTATATGTATTTTTGTCATATGTATATCTCTATTGTTATCGTATAAATACATATCAACTAATTTATCAATTACATTTTTTTCTACTTGATTTTCTAGATTAGGAGTATTATGAGTATAAACATTAATAAAATCTTTAACAGTTTGATTATCATAATGATAATTATATTTTTCAGTTAATTCTGGGTCAATTGTTTTTTGAGTTAATGGCAATAATCCATCACAATTAAACATAGTGACATCAATTTTTTCAAATAAAACCGACAAACCCTTTTCTTTTAACTTACAATCTTTTAGCTCTTCATTTATTTTATCTAATGATTTATTAAAATCACCATTTTGGCTCAGTATATCATCCAAATTTGGAGAATTCATAGTATTAGTATAAATTTGACTTTCTTTATTTATAATTAATGGATTTTCACCACCTATAAATTTTTCAAAAACATAATGAGATAATACCATATCATTCAATACATTTTCTATTTTTTTTATAATTTTTAAAAAATTTTCTAAATTATCATTTTGAGGGTATGCAGTAGCATATACCTCTCTCATTAAATTATTTAAATTAATTTTATTTTTACTATACATATAAGTTGTATGTATTCTTTGTGCAAAATTACCATATAAAATACCTAAGTTGCCAGGATAAAAATTATTCTTAAAATCTTTTAGTGAAGAAATATAATGTTTTGGAGTTGTTTTTCTAATATTTATTATTCCTTCAAAATCAGCATCTGCTTTAACGCTAACAGGCGAATAATACGAAATATACCCTAATTTATTTAAATTTATTGTAGTTAAATTATCATTAATATCTACATTATGCATTTCTTTATCGTTACCACTTGAAATAATAAATGAACGATTAATTGAATTACTATTAGAATTTTGCATATTTACATCTAAATTAAGGTTTTCACTCGTTGTTACGTTAAAAAGTTCATTTATATTTCCTTCAAACGTTGTTCCAGAACCACATAACGGAATAAATATATCAGTCACCATTTTATCGCATAATATTTCTTTATTTAAATTATTATGATATTTAAATCCTTTATCTGCTCTTTCTCCAATAACGTCATCCTTAATAAGATTAAATAGATGAACACATATTTTCAAAAAATGTATAATAATTGAAGTATAATTATCTCTTAATTTAATAATTGATTGATTATAAGGTTGCATATCTTTAACAACCTCTTTTAATTTTTGTAATTCATTCAATTGTACTTGTGTATCCTCATTTGAAAGTTGAAGTGAAACTGCCGAATTAACAAATTTTGATAATAGGTTATCAATTTTATACATATCTGAACCATGTTTTAAAATATTATACTCATCATAATTAGTATTAATTTCTGAATTATTTACATCTCTATTGAGGGTTTCAATAAATTTATAAAGTTTATTATATCTTGATAACATATATCTTTCTTTACTAATTAATAACTCCTTAATATATCGCAAATCTTTTAATAATATAGCATAATATGATGCTTCATCACTTTCAAAACTTCTATCATCAAGTTTATAATTTAGATTTTTAGAAATATCATCTGAAAGTAAAAAATTTCGTTTTTCCTCACCATTTAAAGAATAACTAAATTGTGAAATAGATACGAGGAATTCATTCTTCATTTTTTTAAGTTTTAATATAATTTCATCATTTTTATGAAAATTAATAGTGTTTTTGTGGGCAATATTTGTTAGTTGAATGATATTATTTATATCGGTTATTAATGTATTTAAAAAACCATCCTGGACTTTTATACCGTAATTTTTACCTATCATTAAAAAGAAAAATTCTTCAAGATCATCACGAAAATTATCATCTTTTAAATCATTATCAGTAAAATTTTGTAATGTAATTTTTTTGGATATATCACTTTGTGATGATAATTTTTTATGAGTAGTATAAAATTTTTGTATCACACTCAACTCATTATCATTTACTTTCATAGTACCTCCATGTTGTAGAATACGACTATTGGATGGTGTTGTTTCTTTAAAAGAAGAAGATATTGGATATTCAGCTAATTCCTTACTTATTAATTCATCATTTCGACGAGCACCTAATTCAGTAAAAATATGTGATGGGATGTTTATTTTTTCACCTGTAAGTTTGGGTTGTTCACGTGCTTTTGAAGTTACACCTGTAAGTTTGGGTTGTTCACTTGCTTTTGAAGTTACACCTGGTTTGGATTGCATATCTTTTTGCATATCTTTTTGCATATCTTTTTGCATATCTTTAGCATCTTCTTTTGCCTGGTTACGTACGACTGAACTAGTTTCAATAATATTATCACGCCATTTACTTATTTGTTTTTTTTCTTGAAGTACATTTTCTTTTTCATCAATAATATTTTTATTATTATCAATTGTTTTGTTATTTAACGTATCAATATTTTCTTTTATATTTTTAATAATATTATCTTCAAATTTAGTTGTTTGTTTTGATACATTAGATGTTAAATTTGAAAAGTTTTTATTAATGTTATCAATATTCATTTCATGTTCTGTTCTTATTGTTTCTATTGATTTTTTAGAATAATTTTCATGATTTTTATTATTTAATAATGTTGTTGTAGCAGAATCTCTTAATAATAAACTTTTAAAAATAGTTCTATACGATTTAGGTCTAGCATAATCTAATGCCCCTTGAATAGGACCATTTTTTAAAAACTTTAAAAAATCATCTATTGATGAACCATAACTACCTCCTCCATGATTTTTTAATGTAATATTCCTAATATTTGTATTGTAATTCTTCCTTGCAGATTTTTTAATTTTTTTAATTTTTTTAAATTTGCTTTTTACTTTCTTTGTTTGGTTCTGATTAGAATACAATTTTTTTATTTTTCCTTTAGATAATTTCATGGTATATAATAAGTTTAGATTTTTTGTAATTATAACTAAATATAATATATTACTAATCTATATATGGGTGAAATATATATTGATTGCCATCCCGTTGGGACAGATGATAAGAGTATTGTTTTAAAAAAGAAAAAAGTGGAGTTTGATGTAGGTCTGGATGCAAATAACGAAGAAGTTCAGATTATTGTAGCATCAATTATTGCATTTGGAGTATTATCCGTTGCAGTATTTTTAGGTAGAAAGTATTTTTTTGCAAAATCAGAATAAATTATTAATATAATAAAATCGATGAAATTATATTAATTTAAAGGGTAGTAGCACTATGTAAATTATCCAATACAGGTTCATATTTAGGATCAGATACTGAACCAGATACCAAAGGTAAAATATTACTTACCATTTCTTCTTCTAATGTACTATGTTGAATATTTTCATTAAATGAATTCATCATTTTATCCTTTTGGTGTTGTGTGGGTACATGGTTCAATAATCCATAAATACCAGAAGAGCGTCTAATTAATTCATATGCAACAACTAATCCAAGAACAGCTAAAACATTATTTTTGCAATAAAATAAAGACATAGCTCCAATAATAACAACAACATTACCCAAAGTAGTATCTACTAATGATGCAACAACATTAGGAACTTGTAGATCAAATAAAATAAAAATGACAAAAAGTGCTATTAAAAGTAAATGACTTCTTTGTGCTTTATTAAGTGTTTTTTTGATATCATCCAACATCACTTATATTGTATTATAAGAATATATTATTATTAAAATTGAATTAAATTTTTTATAATATCTATATTATAAAAAATGAATAAACCAGGTTATCTAGGAAAGAAAGGATATACCGTATTTAAAAATGATATAAATAAAGAAACCGAGTTGAAAATACTAAAGGACTTAATGGTAAAACCTTTTATTCCTAAATCAATAATACCAGTAAGTAAATTTCCAGTATATAGAGAAAGTACCAAAAAATATTATTTACCAAGATTTTATGGAATAGAAAATTTTGGAAATCCTAAAAGAGTAGAAATAGAAATGGGTGATAAAATAAACATAGAGTTTAAAGGAAACTTACGAGATTATCAAGATAATATTGTAGATAAATATGTAAATTATGTAAGTGATATTGGTGGTGGATTATTGGAAATTGATACAGGATTAGGAAAAACAGTTATTGCTTTGAATATTTTAACTAAAATAAATGTGAAAGCATTAATAATAGTACACAAAGAATTTCTAATGAACCAATGGATAGAACGTATAGAACAGTTTATACCAAAAGCAAGAATAGGTAAAATACAAGGTTCTAAAATAGATATTGAAGATAAAGATATAGTTATTGGAATGTTACAATCAATATCCATGAAGGATTACGACCAGGAAGTATTCGATAGTTTTGGTATAACAGTAATAGATGAGGTTCATCACATGGGAGCTGAAGTATTTAGCCAGGCACTTTATAAAGTGGTAACTAGATATATGTTAGGATTATCGGCTACTATGGATAGAAAAGATGGACTAACATCTGTGTTTAAAATGTTTATTGGAGGTATTGTTCATACTGAAAAAAGAAAGCAGGAAAACAATAATATAATAGTTAGGAGAATTGACTATAAAGTTGATGATGAAGAATTCAACGAAGTAAAACATAATTTTCGAGGGGATGTATGTTATAGCAGTATGATAGGTAAACTATGCACATATAACCGAAGGAGTGAATTTATAATTAACTTAACAAAAGCTCTTTTCAAGGAAAATAAAAATCAACAAATTCTTATATTGGGACATAATAAAAATTTATTAAAATATTTATATGACTCATTTACACACTATAACGTAGAAACAGTAGGTTATTATTTAGGTGGTATGAAACAAGAACATCTAAAGGCAAGTGAAGAAAAAAAAATAATAATTGCAACATACCAAATGGCATCTGAAGGGCTTGATATAAAATCTTTGACAACATTATTAATGGTTACACCCAAATCAGATGTAATTCAATGTGTAGGTAGAATTTTAAGAAGTAAGCACGAAAATCCGATGGTAATAGATATTGTGGATCAACATGATCTATTCAAACGACAATTCTATAAACGTAAGAAGTTTTATACTGAACAAAAATATTTAATTGAAAATACATCAAATATTAAATTAGAAGAAAATGATTTTAATTTTAAACATAAAATAGTGAATGATGATGAACCTAATGATAATCCATCGACTGTTTTCAGAGGTAAATGTTTAATTGATTTAAGTGATGATTAAAAAAATATATAGTTATACAAATAATGAAATTTTTTAATTTCCCATTAGTTGAATGGAAATGTGCGGTATATTCTTCGTTGCTTGCGATTTTTATTAATCTTATAATATCGTATATAATTATATATTTTGCTAGTAAACACGAAATAAACCCAGGAAATGAGCCACATAAATTATCGTTTAAGAGTCAATTAGTACATTCTTTAGTAGCGTTTTATAAAATACCATCTGCGAATTCGGTAATTGTTTTTATAATATCGGTAACTGCGGTTTTAATAAGTCATAAAGTATGGAATTGTTAATAATATAGTAATTAATTATTTAATATATTATTTAATGAATATAATCTGCTGTTTGACAACTATTATATGAATTAATTGGTGGTGGATTGGCTTCTGCTACGCTGTTTAGCTCAGAGCCTCCTGTGGAGTATCCAAATGCAACTGGTCCTCCAGAACCTCCTCTCATTCTATTTTTACGTGTTTTTCTAGAACGTCTTCTTCGCTTACCTCCAGCCTGTCCATTTAAATTATTTAAATCTCCACTTACTGATGAAGTAGGATTACTAATTAAATCAAGACTAGGGGACATATCACTTTTTGTGAATTGACCTAATCCACCTTTAGGACCCATTTTAATACCATCATCATGAGAAAGAGTATATGAACCTCCCTTCATTCTACGTCTAGTTCTTCGGGGTTTTCTCTTTTTCATAGATTTTCTCTTTTTCATAGATTTTCTCTTTTTCATAGATTTTCTCTTTTTCATAGATTTTCTTCTAAATGTTCTTCTTTTTCTTCTACCACCCTTTAATGCACACGAAGGTACAGTAGAAGAACCAAAATGTGCTGAATATTGCGAATTTTCAGTATTTGCTAACGTTGTCATATATATATTATAAATATTTTTACGAAACCATAATTTATGATTTTTGAATTAAAGCTTGTCGTATATCTTTTTTAGTGGCAATACGTCTATCATTTGTTGAACGTAATGGAACCCATTTTTTAAATCTATAGTTATATTCACATAAAATATTAACGGATTTATCAACATTAACAAATTTATCATCACTAATATTTTGAAATTCTTCATCATCATCACTTTCCTCTAAAGAATCTAAATTTCGATTTTCTTTTATATTTCTAAAAATATTATTCATATATACACTTGTTTTATAATCGGGAATAAAGGCTAAATCATGAAATATTTGTGTTGGATGTGTATAACAATATAACTCATAAATATCACTTTTAATTTTAGCTCTCACATTAAACGTTAGCTTTGGTACTTTACTCTTATTTTGATTATATACGGTATTTAATACATTATTGTGTTTATTAACTCGATATTGAATATGATATATTTGATAAGGTAAATATTTAATTTCTTCGATAATATCTTCTCTTTTATTTGAAATAATTGGTAATGAAACTACAATTTCATTTTTTGTGTATACAGTTTGATTGATCTCTTGATCAAAAATAATTTGAAATATAGATAACTTTCTTTTAAAATTATATTTGAAAATATCATAACCTTTATAGTATATAATATCTTCACAGCTAAAAAATTTATTACCGTTATAATGTATAATTGTACCATAAAATATAGTACCTAATGATAATTCATTTAGATATTGACATGTCTCTACACTTATTTTATCTATTTCAAAATTTCTATTTTGTTCTACAATTAAACAAACATTTTTATCATTTAAATATGTAAACCACATAAAACACTTTTTACCCTGCGGTATTGCTAAACAATAATCGTATTTGAAAACTTTATTATGATTTAATTGTTCATAACAAAGTTCTATATCTGGGAAACGGTTTGATAAAATATTTTTATTATCGTTGTCTAGAAACATATATTATAATATAAAATATCTTTAAACTATTTATAATTCGTTGTTAGATAAGCCTCCACTACCTTCATAACCGCTTACGTCATTTTTTTGAACTCCCTTTAAAAACATTTTTAATTGGTCCTTCATCATTTGTTTTTCATCGTTATTATGTAAATCATTATTATTATGTAAATCATCATTATTATGTAAATCATCAATATTTGTAGTACCATCATTTATTGTATTATTTAATTCCATTTTTTTTATTTCTTTGAGGTCTGGTTCGTCAGGGGCGGTTTCTTTGGAATTTATTTTATCATATATATTTTGATACTTCTCATTTGGGTTATTTACATAATCATATGTTTTTTTTTCTGTAAAATTGTCTTTAAAATAATTAAAAATTGTATGAATTAACAGAATAAGTATTAAAGAAAGCAGGATTGTTTTTATTAATTCAACAAATTCCATATTATTAATAATATTATTAATATATTTATTTTTAAACTTTTTTCCTTAATCTAACTCTTTCTTCTAATACTTTAATATTTGGTAAAGGGATATTTTTTTTAAAATATGCCAACATAAAATGTGTTCCTATAGTAATCATAATAAATAATATTATTATTTGTAATATTTGTGAAAAAGTAGTATTAGTTATATAGTTTTTAAAACCCTTCATATATATAATCCAAATATTAATTATAAATAATACTTAAAAAATCTATAAAATCTTCCTTAATAGATGGATTATTTAAATCTGCATTAGAATATTTTGCATGATAACCTTCTAATATAAAATAAAAATCAGATACATTTTCATCTATAAATTCTACAACAAATGTTAGTGGTGATTTGTCTCTTAGCTTATAGTAATTATTTTTTTTATTAATATTAATATGATTACACGGAATACATGAAACTATTTCTCTAGATTTTTTCAAAATTGTAGTATCAATAGTAATATTATGGTTATCTATATAATTATCAATTGTATTTACTTGACCATCATATATTTCCATTTTCATAAGTTTATTATTTTGAATAATATATATCCCATCTATAGAATATAAATAAATTAATTCTTCACATGACGATAATATGTTTTCAATTTTATTAAAATTAATATTTAACCATAACTTATCTAGATAAATTCTCATTATTAATTATATCTTAAACTATTTAAACCATTATTTTAATTTATATTATGGATTTGAACATAGTTATTGTTGAAACAAATGGGTCGTTAAAAAAAACATTATTTAAAAAATTTAATGAGGAAACTCTATATAAAAAATGTAATTTGAAAAAACCAGATGACTTTGAGAAAAAAACAAAATGGTCAGTTAAAATTGATGGTGTAAAATACACGGTATTTTTATTTGCAAAAGAAAAGGGTAGAGCAAATAATGAAAATAAATATGACTTCCCGCCTCCTGTAGATAATAAATTATTTTTTGGCAATTGTATATTATTTGCTAAAAATGATGATGAATATGTTGATTTATCATTAGAACTATGGAATAAAATATATGAAAAATTATTTGGTGGATTTGAAAATTTAGATTCAACCGCAATTGAAGATGTAGAAGAAGAAGATGAATTAGCTAATATACCTGCGGAAATGAAAAGTAAGGATGGTTATTTAAAAGATGATTTTATTGTTGATGAAGAAGATGAACCAGATGAAGAAGCCGAAGAAGATGATGAAGATGAAGAGGAAGAGGAAAGTTGGGATGACGAAGATGATGGTATCGAAAATGAGGATGCAGATGATGAAGACGAATTGTTTGACGAACTAGGTTCAGAACTAAGTGTTGAATTGTATGATTATAGTGATGAAGATGATTAATAAAAAAATTGATTTAAATATTTATTATAAAAGTTAATTATAATAAATATGCAAAAGGTTAGTGAACCAGAAAATTTCAGACAAAATATTAGAACATCTATTAATAAAATTTGTTCTAATGAAAAGAAATCTAAGCATTTAGAAATTGGAATTTATAATTATGCAATTAATGAAGCAAAAAATAGAAAAATTGTTAAGAAATGGGATAATCCATATTTTACGCAAATATATACTGATAGAGTAAAAACAATTCTTAGAAATATTAATATGTCAGAAAAGTTACTGAATATATTATTGAATAGTAAAAAACCACATGAAATAGCATTTATGACACATCAAGAAATGAACACTACTAAGTGGCAATCAATTATTGAAGATAAAATTAAACGTGACAAAAATAAATATGAAACTAAAATGGAAGCTTCTACAGATACTTTTACATGTAGAAGATGTAAATCTAAAGAATGTACATATTATCAAATGCAAACACGTTCAGCTGATGAACCGATGACAACATTTGTAACATGTATTAATTGTAATAATAGATGGAAATGTTAAAAATAAATAAATATATTATAATATTTTTTTAAAAGCTTAGTATTTCTAAATCTTTTACTTTCCAATATTCACAAGCACCTCCTGGTAAGGGTCTCTTAATAATGAATGGAATTTTCTTTGCTTTAAGTTCCATTTCGGCAATTATGTAACTATCCATTATATTATCTTCAGTTTTTACAAATACAACCGCATTATTATCAATTTGCTTAGCACGTTGCCCTAATATTCGTGCCCTTTCATATTTTGTCATAATTGGAAGTGTTTTATGAAACGGATCAATTATTTTATTATTATTATCTCTAACTATTCGCGTAAGGGTTTCTATCTCATCATAATTATGAAAACAACTTTCAGGATGATATTTTTCTAATGTTGTTTCAGAAAAACCATTTAATTTTTCATAATACTCTTCATTATAATTATCATCATTATCATCATCATCATCATCATCATCAGATAAATTAATAGAACCTGTTTCAGACATATTTTCTTGATTCGCATTCTCTTCTATATCATTTATTGTTTCGTTATCGTCTGTATCATTTATTGTTCCGTTATCGTCTGTATCATTTATTGTTTCGTTATCATCACTTTCATATTCTGAACCTTCATTTTTTGTAATTGATTTTTCATCATCACTATCCATATTAATATATATATAAAAAATATATATTAATTTTAAATCAATTTTTTTATTATTCATTTTTCCATAAATAATCACAACAAGGACATAAATATAAATATTTCATGTTTTTATCATCGTATCTAATATAAATAATCTCATCGTCATCAATTTCTGACTGTTCTCTTTCTGAATTATATCTAGAACACTCTTTATTAGGGCATTTAATATTTTTTATTCTAGGTAAAGTAGGGTCAAGTTTAATATATGGATTAGACCCATAATCTGTACTTGTCATTTCCTTAAAATTACTCTTTGATACGCATAAATCCATATTAGATAAATTTGTTTCTTCATTTCCACAGTTACGACAATAATAAATCAAATTATCATTATCTTCACTATTTATTTTCATGTAATATAAGTTATCGCATTGCTTACAGAACTCCATAGTATATATAAATAATATTATTTATATATATTTTATTCAATTTTATTTAAAATGTTCTTTAATATCTTTTTTTAATTTTAGATAATTAATATCAACCCTCATATTATATTGTGACGTGATTAACTTGTCTTCGCTCTTTTTATAAGTCTTTTCGTATTTAATTACCTTTTCATATAACTTCGTTTTGTTTTTTTCAAAATTTTCTTTAACAAATTCATGAAAAGTATGAAATTCAGTAGGAACCCATTCAAGAAACATTGAATAACATTTAAAAAAGGACAATTCAATATTTTTATAAGTAATAATTTTGTTGTATTTATTTACAGCATCTTCTTGTTTCATAGTAAAACCTGGCTCATTAATTAGTGGATATTCATTTAAAATAGTACATAATGTTAATAGAATAGTTGATAATGTTTGACATGAAGTCCATCCTTCGCCTCTCCAAGTATTTAATACAGATAAACAAACTTTACCAGTCCTATATAAATTAGGATTAAATCTAATATTATCACCCCAATTATGAAATGTTACTCTTGGGGGACTATGAGGATAATTATTTGGATAATCTAATTTAAAAAAATAATGTCCATATTCATATGGCGTATCTTCAGGACCAATAATTAATGCATAACCAACTAGTATATTTTCGTCATCATGTTCATAATATATACCTTGACTATCCAACGGATTTTTTTTAATTTGTTTAATATCGGAAACAATTCTTTTTAGTGTATCTTTTGAATATAATATTGTATTCTCATTTGTTCTCTCTCGTTTTTGGAACTCTGCCATAAATAATGATAACAATAATTTTTTATATTATTTAAATAATTCAATTGTCTCTCTATTTATTTATAAAAATTGATTTTAAAATATTGATATATATTATTCTAAGAACATGCCTCCTTCAGCTTTGTCGACTGAAAGAAAATTAAAAGCATTCCTTAAGGAATATGAAGCAAAAAAAATTGAGGGTAAAATAACACATACACGAATACCAAAATATTATGGGGATCCAAAAGATAAGGATCCACGAAATATTTACGGTGGTTCATGGGTTATTCCTGAGAATAAAATAAATGAATTTCATAAATTATATGTTGAACATGTGTTTAACAACGGTAAAAAGGAATATTTAACTGAAGCACAGAAGGACAACGGACAAATATTAATAGATTTAGATTTTCATTATCCTATGAGTATTCAAAGAAGAGAAGACATTTATGCTAGTTGTGATGATGATGATTGGCAAGATTCTCGAAAAGATTCCATTACAAGTATATTAGAAAAATACCTAGAATCCATTAAAGAAATGTTAGATATAAATGATAAATTTCCCGTATATGTTTTTGAAAAAAGTGAAGTAGTAATAGTACCTGATAAGAAGATTACCAAAGATGGTGTACATATCGTAATTGGTATTAATTTAGATCGGAGATTACAAGAAAAATTAAGAGAAATGGTATTAAGTAAAATAAAAACATCTTTGGAACAAAAGGATTTTTGGATTGATCTTCCTGAAATTTTAAATAAGGATAAATGGAATGATGTAATTGATTATTCCATCGCTAGTGGAAATACAAACTGGCAACTTTTAGGAAGTCAAAAGCCAGAATATGATCGATATGAAATTGCTTATGGTTATTGGTTTGAAATTGATACAGATGGTTCATGGGCCTATGCTGAAACAATTGATTTTGATGACCAAAAATCAAAAACAGATTTTGTTATTGAAAATTTCTCAAATTTAAGTGCTAATGGCATAGGACAAAAATTTGATGTTAGAACAAGCTTTGATATTACATCGATTGTGAGTAGTTTAGACAATTCATTAACAGTAAATGTTTCACAATCTAATTTGGTCGGTAATACTGCACCATCTTTTACATTTCCTGATTTATCTAGTATAACGAACCAATATAGTTTAGATGCCATTATTAATCAAATGTTATCTATGGATAATCTACGACCGACTGATTATGAAAGACTAAAAAATACACACGAATATTGTATTATTTTACCTGCACAATATTCAGAAGATTATACTTTATGGAAAAAAGTCGGTTGGGCATTAAAAAATGCTGATAATAATTATGGTCTTCAAAATAGATTGTTTCTTACATATTTAAAGTTTAGTAGTAGGTCAGATAAATTTGATTATCAAGAAATCCAAGGGTTGTTTAATGATTGGAAATTTAAAGCAAAAACAAGCAAAGAATGTCTATCTGAACGTTCTATATTCTATTGGGCACGAAATGCAAATCCATCAGAATTTGATAAGATCAAGAAAAATTCAATCGAGCATTTTATAGATTTGAGTTTTAGATCAGATGGTTCTGACTGGGATTTGGCATGTGTTTTACATCAGCTTTATAAAGACCGATTTGTTCTTGCTGGATTTACAAAAAATATATGGTATCAGTTTGTAGGTAATTGTTGGGAAGAAAGTGAATCAGGTGTTGAATTATCAAGAGAAATTAGTTTGGAATTATATAATGTATATCATGATAAAACTGTAGAAATGGTACAAATTATGTCTGGACTTGAAAATGACAAGGATGAATGGAAAGATTATCAACATAAAGTTACTATTTCATCTAATATTTGTAATAAGTTAAAAAATAATACTTCTAAGAGGAATATTATGAGTCAGTGTAAGGAACTTTTCTTTGACAAAGATTTCTTTGAACAAGTTGATAAGAATATAGACTTACTTTGCTGTAGTAACGGTGTAATTAATCTAGCTACAGGAGAATTTAGAAGAGGTTATCCAGAAGATTATATTACAAAATGCACAGATATTGATTATTTACTTCCAGCTAATCGCAATAAAACCCTTGAAACTGAAGTAAAAGAGTATTGGGATATAATGTTTCCAGATGAAACAGTTGGTAAATATGTTTGGCAACTATTCTCATCCGCATTATCTGGTTCAAATGTAAATCAACAATTTTATATATTCTTAGGTGCTGGTTCAAATGGTAAATCTGCTTTGATGCAGTTAATGAGACAAGTATTTAATGATAAGAAAAAACGTGGTTATTATGCACAAACACCTATACAATATTTAACTCAAGAAAGAGTAAAGGCAGGTTCTGCATCGAGTGAACTTGCTGAATTAATCGGAGCACGTTTAACCAGTATTGATGAGCCACAAAAGCATGAAAAGTTAAATGTTGGTATAATGAAGCAACTTACAGGTGGTGATCCATTAACTGCGCGTGCTTTATTTAAAGACCATATAACATTTATTCCTCAGTTTACATTTGTTGCACTTACAAATAATTTATTTGAAATTTCTGCTACAGATAAAGGTACATGGAGAAGAATTAGTGTTCCACCATTTAAAACAACATTTACTAGTCAGCCATACGGTGACCCCGAATTTCCTGTGAAAGAATTTCCTAGACAATACGCAAAAGACCCTCAGTTGCTAGATGTTAAGTTCCCATTATGGAGGGAAACAGTTCTTTCTATGTTAGTAGAAACAATACTGGAAACAAAAGGTGTAGTAGAAAGATGTGAAATAATTGATGAAGAAGTCAGAAAGTATAAATCCCGTGAAGACCATATTCAACAATTTATGGATGCAAAGATCCATGTTTCACAAGGAAACGTATTAAAACAAAGAGACGTTGGAATTGAATTTAAGGAATGGTATAAAGACAAATTTGGAGGAGCAATTCGAAGAATGCAAGATGTATATGAGGCGATGGATAAAGTTTATATAAAATATGGAAATTCAGGTTGGTCTGATATAGATATCGGTGCTGATCAATAAATTAATATTAAACTAAAAATTGTATTTTTAATATTAATTAAAACTTTTTTACTCTTCCTGTTCTAGCCTTTTCTTTTCTCTTTCTTGTTAAGGTCTTTTTCTTTATTTCCTTATGTATTTTGGGTGTTTTTCTAGTAATTCTTTTGCTTGGACGATATATATCACTTTTATATTTATAACCGATTTCTCCTCTTTGATTAACCCACTTTTCTTTACACCCTTGAAGATTTAAAACGCTGTTTTTTGAAACAATTATAATAAAAATTATATAAATATTTTTTATTATGTATTATGTATTATGTATTATGTATTATGTATTATGGATAAAATAAACTATTTATATAATGCTATTGTTAAACATTTAAATAATAAATGGATATTCCATGTTGACAATGAAACACAAATTATAAATGAAAATTATACGAAAAAACTTCCATATGAAATAGTAAATATCATACTTCAGTATGATGGGCGCATCAAGTATAAGTATAAAGATAAAAATGCGGTTGATTATCATAAGTTTGTAAATATAATTCATAAACACGATCAAAGATACAATATAATTACACCGATTATCTGTAAGAAACACAAAATTATGATGGATATAGAAACGAGTCCAGATGATACAAGATTTTATTTTGAGTTTTCATTTGATAATCAACCGAGTTTAAATTTATGTTATGATTATAATTGGTCTTACAACAATGTGTTTGAAATATGTTATACTGATATGAAAGGGTCAGGACATATTTTTGGAAGCGACCAAATTAGAACTATATACAAATAAACGTAGGTGAAAACAGCGTTTTAATCCTTTCATTTCCCCTTTTTTTCCAATATAAGGACTTTTATTTCCATGTTTTTTTGTAAAAGCTTTTTTATAAGCTTTAACTACAATACCACTTCTATACGCGCTGTGTTTAGGAATTTTTTTGTATATTCTTTTTTTGGTTTTATTGTATAATTTTTCATCAACAGGTATTGGCGGAGACATTATCTATATATATATTATATGAAGGAAAAAATTATTAAATTGAAGAAAGGTCCATCGCCAAAAAAATATACTGCATTAGTGAAAAATAAAAAAACACGTAAAGTTAGAACAATTCATTTTGGAGATAAAAATTATCAGCAATATAAAGATAGAACACCTCTTAAATTATATAAAAGTAAAAATCACAACACAAGAAAACGAATGCAGAACTATTACTCTAGACATTCAGGTACAAAAACTAGAAGTAAAGGAATAAAAAAGGAAAAAAGAAAAAGTAAAGGATATTATAACGCGAAAATATTAAGTCATATATATCTATGGTAATTAATCAACAGTAACTACTTTCGCCAAATTTCTAGGTTTATCAGGATTAATACCTTTTCTAATAGATGTACAGTAAGATAAAAGTTGTAAAACCACTATATAAATAATTTCTTGATAATTTTTATTTGTTTCTACATGAATATAATTTGGAATATTATTATTGTTTTTAATATTACTTATAATAATACACGGCGAGTTTCTAGATTTTACTTCTTCATATGAATTCATCATTTTATCATAATTATCATCATCTATTAAAAATATAACAGGTGTATCGGTGGTTAAAAGAGCAAACGGACCGTGTTTTAATGAACTTCCACTATAACCTTCAGCATGTATATATGTAATTTCCTTCAATTTTAAGGCAGCTTCTTTTGCGATGTATTGCATTTTACCCTTTCCTAATATAAACATAGATTGGCATTTTATAAGAATATCAGAAATACCTTCAATAACATTAATACTTTTAAATGTATTTGATATTTGTGTCGACAACTTATTTAGATCATTAATACAACTTGTATGATATGTTTTACTACAAAGATTTTCTTGTTGAAACCAAATTGAAATTAAACTTAAGACAACTAAGCTTGATGTAAATGATTTAGTTGATGCTACGCCAACTTCACGCATAGCATTTAAATATACACCACAATCGACCTCTCTTGCAATATAAGAATCAACACAATTTATTATACCTATTGATATGCAATCTTTATTCTTTATTTCTTTTAAACAGTTATATAAATCTTTTGTTTCTCCTGATTGACTTACAAATATTATAATTGAATTTTCGATAAAATCGTCACTTGTAAATTCAGCTCCATCATAACAATTAATAGAATCAAAATATTTATATTTTTTAAAATAATATACCGCAATTTGACATGCATGCAAACTTGTTCCACAGCCTAGTAATATTAATTTTTTAGGTGCGTTTTTTATAATTTGTAATCCTCCAAGACACACTTTATTATCTCTTATTCTACCTCCGTAGCTATACGCACGTTTTATACTATCTTCTTGTTCATTTATTTCTTTAAGTGTCCAGTGAGGATATGGAGCAGGTGTCAAATCATAGTCTAAATTTTCAATTGTTCTGACTTTGTTATTATTTAGATTATTTATTCCACTATATGAAACACAAATTACATTTTTAGGTTCTAACGATATATAATTATTAACTTCTTTACAGAAACCACTTGTTTCGGATGAAATTATAATTTTATTATCTGTTTCACCTATTAATAAAGGAGAACCATTTTTTACAGCATATATATTATCTGTCCCATTAAACATAATACATAAACCATATGTTCCTTGTAATAGTTCTATTGCGTTTTCAATTGCTTTGGTTTCATCATTATCAATAGATAAACGATATGCTATTACATTTGCGATTATTTCACTATCGGTTTCCGTGTTAAATTTTATACTAAGATTACTTACAAGCATCTTTTTTAAATCTTTATAATTTTCAATTATTCCATTATGAACAATCGATACTCTATTATCAAAAGATATATGTGGATGAGAGTTAGAATCAGTTACTGAACCATGCGTTGCCCATCTAGTATGAGCCATCGCCATAGAAGATATTTTATTATTGTGACTAATCAAAAAATCGTTGCAATTCTCATTTTCAGTCATCGCCTTTTTATGAATAAATACATCACCTATTACGTCTCTATATGAAAACCCAATAGAGTCGTACCCTCTATTTTGTAATTGTTTAATACTTTCAAACAAAAGTGGCATTATATTTTCATGATTTTTAGAAATTATAGCAGAAATACCACACATTATATAAATAATAACATTAATATTTATATAATTATAAGTAATTAAGATTTTGTTATACCGTAATATGTATTTTTTGGTATTAAATTGGTGAAAACAAAGTCAAATATTTTTATTATATGTGGTATAAAATATACGTATAGTAAGTATGGTAAGAACAACATAAATAATATCCAAACCGAACTCCAAAAACTTTTATACATTTTATCGTAAATAAAAAATACAAATGATATTATCCATAAAATATAATATACAATACCAACATAGTAACCAACAATTGCAACTTTGTTACCTTCCTCTTCTTCATATTCTGCCTTTCTATTATTTGTATTTTCAATTTTGGTTTCATTTTCTATTTCATTTTTCCTTTCTGTTTTATTATTAGATAATGTTGTATAATGATCATCTAACGCTGTCATAATAATTAATTATATAATAAATATATATTTAATTATTTACTTATTTTTAGAAACAGGTCTAACAAATGGTTCAATCTTGGAATATTTTCCTTCTTCATCATCAAATTCCTTATTATATTTTTTTACTCGATTAAATTCACCGGATGTTTCATTAATTGTGGTAAAATTTTCGTTTTCATTAGGATTTTCCGCATTAAATTCAAAATTATATTTATCAAAATCATTAGAATTTCTTGATTGTATATCAACATATAGTTTTAAAATATAGAATAAAGATAAAGCAATTAATACAGGGAATAATATAGGTGCAAATCCTTCACCTAAATAACCACGATTATTCAACCATATTAAACCTATAAATACTAATATAATTAATGTTGATCTAAACATTACATTTGATAAAGCTATATATCTATTTTCATAGTATTTATTATTCTTTACTAATCTTCTTTTGTTTTGTCTTTCATTTACTAAAGTATCATATTGATCTCGTTTTTCTTCTATAGCATCTGTTCTTAAAGAAACTAATGCATTTGTTTCATTTTCTAATGATGACAATACTGTTGTATAGTCTGTTTTTACAGTTGATAAACCAGTTTTAATATTTTGTTGATTTTGAATAATATTTGTTAAATTAGTTGTATCTGTACTAGATAATGAACCAGAATAAGTATTTAATAAATTTTGAGCATCTAATTCGATATTAGACGAATCATCTACCATTTGATCAATATAACCATTTGGTTCAATTGGTGTTTCTAAATATATAGTAGAACCATCAACACCGGTTAATCCTTCTTTTGTTGATATCTGTTTTTCTTCATTAACATAAAAAACTACTATTAATGATAAAGCAATACCTAAAGTAATTATTAATGGCTTATAAAATTTCTCATTTTTCATTTTATATATATATTACAAATATATTTATAAAATATTTACATTTTTGTTATAATAATTCCACCAGTCAACGTTAATATAGTTAATATAGTCCAACCATATAATCGCGCCTTTTCGCTTTCAACGCTTAATGATGATATTTCAAGTTTTCCTTCATCTGCTTGTGAATGTTTAGTTTCGTTCACAATTGCAGCTCTTGCTTCGGCTACAGTACCAAATCCTTCGTCCCCATTAAATTTATCAAAAGTAGTAAAACTTTCTAGTTGTCTATTTATGATATCTTCATTAATTTTTCTAGATTTTCGAAGTCTAAAATTTTTTTTAACATTCCATCTGGCATTTTCCTCAATATCTTTATTTCTAAAATTTGCATAAACTTGTTTTTGTTGACTCATATATTTATAAATAGAAAATCATTTTATAAATATAAATTAGAATTCAAAAATATAAAAGCATAATAAAAATGTAACAAATAATGGAATACCCATTAAATCTACACCAAATAGTTTTGAAAATGTTGCATATATTAATCCTGTCATCGTTAAACTAGTTATTATTTTACTGTATGATGATTTTGTTAAATATAAAACTAAAAATAAAGATACTGCTACTACAATTATTAATCCTAATTGTCTTCCTGCCATACCAGTAAGTAAATTTACAATTAACCTAAAAGGATACATTATATCTAATTCTATTGTATATACAAATAATACAACTGCAATAATTGATAAATAAAAGATCATCTTTGATAATCTATCATAATTGATAATTGATCTATTCATTTCACCTTCTATATTATTAATATCTCGTTCTAATTTTATGTTATCTTTCAAAATAGTATTTTCTTGGGCTAAATAATTATTTAATTCTTGAATGTTTTGTTCTAAAGTACCTGGCATATATAATATAACCTGATTATTTTTTCATCATTTTTAGATATAAAAATCTTGTTAAATATAACGTACCTAAAGAAATTGATATTGTATAAAAAAGAAAATAATTATAAGTATTTTCAGTATCTTCCAAATATCTTTTTGATTTTTCAACGTTATCAACACTATTCTTGTAGTCTTTTTCTAATTGTTGGATTTCACTTTTAATTGTATCTATATCGCTCTGTGTAGTTGATAGTGTCATATATAATATATCAGGATTAATTATTTATGCAATAACGATAATATAAACCCTTAATTGATGTTTTACTTGGTCTTATAATTTTACATATTTGTCCTGGTTTTAGAAATATTGCTCCTGCAACTGGGTCAAATCTTGATATTTGAGGTACCTGTCTTTGTGGGTCATCAATATTATACTTTTTAAGAAAATCGTTCTTTTCTTCATCCGACAATACAATATGGGGAGGAACTAATTCATGTTCTAGTATGTTAAATTGAAGTCTTTTTAACGAATAAATAATTAAATGTATTCCTTCTTGTTCCCAAATCTTTTTTAATTCATTTGTAATTGTATCATTCGGTTTATCATGAGTAATAATAAATAAAATATCATTCTTTTTTAGTAATTGTTCTGTATATATTAAATCTTCTATCATAGTTGTAATATGAACAGGTTTGATTGTTTTATATGAAATTGCCAAATACTTAACATATATTTTTGGTTTGCTTATATCTTTATTGTCAATAAGCATGTCTAATTGTTTATTATTTATCATGCTATGTAATTCTCCAGTACTAAAACCATGATAATCCTCAACATTATATCCTTGTTTTGCAAGTAATTCTAGTATGGTAATTCTAGATTTATATACGATATTGTAAAATGAACTTGTGCTGGTTGAATTGTCTAAACTCATAATATTATATTATATTATAATGGGTTTAAATTATATTTATAATCAATTTTTATTTTAATTCGAAATTTAATATTTTTTTACCTCCTCCTGAATTTCCTGAATTATCATCATCACTATTTCCATCATCATCTACGTTTTCACCTGTAATTTCTTTAATTTCTTTTTCTAGTTCGTTGTTTTTCTTTTTTGTTTCTTTATTAACTACATTATCAGGTTGGAGTATACTTCCACCATCATATGTTATATTTGTTTCAGACACTTTTACCATGTTCTCTCCTATGTCACCAATATCCATCTTTATTTTCCCCCCTTGCTGTGAATGATTTTTTGCATAACGGTCAATATCATCCAATGTTGGACCATATTTTACTTCAGACTCGGGTATATCTTCAGGATTAATTAATTGTCCATCTGTTTTGTATCTTTCATATGCTGCTACATGTTCTCCATAATGTGAATCATGATATTTTTTAATATATTCGGTTTTAAATTTTTCAAATTCTTCATCTGTTATTTTTGGTGTAAAATCAACATCATCGCTACCAGGTGCATATGCTGGACTACCAGGTGCATATGCTGGACTACTAGGTGAAAATGCAGGACTAAGTGGTGCATATGGAGGAGTATCGGTAGAATATAATGTATCTTTTTTGTCTTCCTCTGGCTCATCAAATTCATGTAAGTCATAATCTTCAACATTTTCAAAATAAATATCATCTTCTTTTTCAACACGAATATTTTGCCTGCTTACTGCATTTTGTCTATCTATATACCCATATTGAATTAATAAATCTCTAATTTCTTTTAATTTAAAATTAGAATCTTCCATATCTCTTGCATTAATTTTAAAATTATTTGAATAACTCATATTTTCTATTTGATTTATATTATCTTCTGTTATTAACCGTGTTTGAATTCCCATTACTTGTAATTCTTGGATCAATAATTTTAAACAATATGGTATTTTAACTAAACTAAATGTTCTTCCGTATTTTGTAACGTTATTTAATTTAATTTCATCAAATTTACCACGTGAAAATTTTGCACCATCAGCAAACAAACTTAATAATATATCTTTGGATTGATTATATGCAGCAAGTGTTCCTGTTTTATTACAAACTGCAATTTTATAATCATCTCCTCTTGTCATCATAGATTCTTTTAAAAATTTAGATGCACCGTGTCCAATTACACCATCACGTTCCATTTCTCCTATTCTTAAACCACCATCATTTGCTCTACCAGATACAGGTTGTTTTGTTAATCCATCATTTCTACCTCTAGCTCTATAATTAATCTTATCCTTTACCATATGTTTTAATCTCATATAATATGTTGGTCCTATAAATATGCTTGTTTCTAATTGTTCTCCTGTATATCCGTTGTATAATATTTCATTACCTCTTGATTCATACCCAGCTTTTGATAATAATTTACCAAAAATATCCACATGATCTGCCCCTTGAAACGCAGTACAATCTCCAAAATTTCCATAATGACAACCTGCTTTACCTGTAATAGTTTCAACTAATTGCCCTATTGTCATACGAGATGGTAATGCGTGAGGATTAATAATTAAATCTGGTTTTATTCCGTCTTCAGTAAAAGGCATATCTTCTTCTGGTATAATTAGTCCAATTGTACCTTTTTGTCCAGATCTACTAGCCATTTTATCTCCCATAGCAGGTATTCTCTCATCACGAACTCTTACCTTAGCTAATCGGAAGCCTTCTTCATCATCACTTATAAATGTTTTATCTACAAATCCTAATTGACCTCTTTTTGTCTTAACAGAAGAGTCAAAATATGTATTTACATTTTCTGCATCAACAGTAACTTTTCCAATTATTATTGTTTTGTCATTAATTTTGGTATTTTCTTTTATTAAACCGCTGTCATTTAATTTTGTATAATCATAATCATATTTTTTTCTTTCAACATCCATTTTTTCTACATTTATAAATTTTGAATTTACATTATTACCTTTAACAAGTGATGATTCTTCTCTCGTTTCATACGTAGAATAGTATGTTGTTCTAAACAATCCTCTATGTACAGAACCTTCATTTATTAAAATAGCATCTTCTACATTATATCCTCCATAACATCCAATTGCAACAATAGTATTTGTGCCATAACAATTATCATCTCTATAATATTCCTGGTATTTTGTTTTTACAAGAGGACTTTGTCCATAATTTAAAACAATACCAGTTTTATCAACTCTATTTACAAAATTAGTACTATATACTGAAACGGCTTGTTTACTTTGGCCACAAGAAAATAGATTTCTGGGTAATGGATTTTTTTCAGGATATATTACTAGATTACCCATATAACCAAACATACATGATGGATGTATTTCTAAATGCGTACACCTTTTGTCTTTTTTCATTTTTTCGATATTTGTTGATATTAATAATGTGTTCATTTCTGCTGTATCAATATACTCAACAATTGATTTATGTTTATTTAATTCATCAATATCTGATGTATATAATTCTTTTAAATCATAAAATTTATTACTTATAGTATTTACTTTTACCTTTTTATCATTAAATCCTGTTAATATATTATCCCAATCTATTGCCTTTGTATTATTTATTTTTTTTCTAAACAACTCACAGTTTATACTTAAATTTTTCATTTCATCAACATAAAACATCGGTCTTGTAATTCTTCCACTATCAGTAAATAATTCAATTGAATTTTCTATATAATTTACTGCAATACTCGTATAAATTGGAATTATACATAGTCTTCGGGAAAATTTAATAAAATTAGAAGTACTAATTAATTCATTTGTTATAGCAACCCATGAACCATTTATAAATATTTTAGTTTTGTTTTTAACATCAGATGGTTTTGTTTCACTTAATAATTTAATATTTAAATTTTCTCTTAACCAATCCAGAATTTTTTTATAGGAATATCCATTTGTAATATAGCTAGTAATTGCAAGATGTTTATGTAATCCACAATTACCACCATCTGGAGTATCCACCGGGTCAATTAAACCATATTGAGAAGCGTGACATAAACGTGGTCCTACTACTTTTGCACTGGCATCTAATGGCAAATTAATCTTTCTAAGATGTGATATAAAAGAATGATATGAAAGCCTATTTAAATCTTGTATTACTCCTACACGAGATGTATTTGGTGTTGCACCCCATCTACCTTTATATGCCTTATTAATGCCATTATCTAGTATTTTATTTTTAAATATTTCATTATAACCCAACTTATATTTTTTCTTATCATCTTTTTCATCATCTTTTACAAATTCACTTGTAAATACTTGTGATACTAATTGATTTTCTGTTATAGTTAATACATTTGTTTCGGTATTAGTAAAATGATAATATAAATCATTTTCTATATTTACTTGAATATCTTTTTGTTGTAAATTATAGTATTCTTTAAATAAATCATAAATTAAGTTACCAGGTAATTCAACTCTTTTATATTTAAAACTATCTCTATCTGTTGGAGGTATCATTCCAAGACTTGTTTTAAGTAAATTAAAAACCATATTACCAATAGAAAATGCTTTGTTTGTAAAATTCATTTCACCTATCTGAGGTAATAAATAATCACATAAAATATGATATGTGTATGGAATATTTTTAAATTTTAAATATTGAGATATATATTTTAGAGCACTTTCTTGTGTAAATATTGTTCCAGCATCATATACAGATGGTCTAAAGTATTTTATAAAATCCTTATTATTATCAATATCAATTAAACAGTATTCAATAATTTCTTTATCAGATATTACTCCCAACGCACGCATTAATATAAATAAAGGTATTGAATGTCTAACATTCGGAATTTCTACTACTATATTACCAAATTCCATTTTATCTGTATCTCTTATTATATGAATTTTCATAGTTCTTACTGGTTTTGAAGCATCTTCAGAAACCATTCTTATTATAGATGAATATGAGTACTTATTATCATCCGCATTTTTTTTATTATAAACCATGTTATCTGAAAATTTTTCTTGTGGAACTATAATTTTCTCTTTTCCGTCAATTATAAAATATCCTCCATAATCATTTTTACATTCACCCATATTAAACTTCAATTCACGATTAACATGTTTTAATATACATTTATTAGAATGAAGCATTATTGGAAATCGTCCCATATAAATTTTTGGAATTGTTAACTCACCTTCTATTAACTCTGAACTTGTATTAATCATTTTATATTTAACCACTACGTCATAGTGAACAGTAAATGCATATGTCATATTACGAAGTCTTGCTTCATTTGGATACATATAATGACTATGTCTTTCATCATATATTACGGGTTTTCCAAAATATACTTGTTTACCATTTAAACCACCAATATATAATTCTATCTTAAATTTAAAATCATCTAACCGTTCATCAAAATTCTTACTTATTTGTATTGGATTTTTTTCCGATATTATTTCAAATATTTCCTTATTAAAAAAACTATCATATGAATTTATATGATGTTGTGTTAAATAATATGGATTATTCAGAAAATACGATTCTAACGTTTTCCATCCTAATTTATCAAAATTCATGTATATAATATATAGAGCATTTTTTTAATTACTCTTTAAAATGTAATAAATAATTATATAATAACAATTTATTAATTTACATGATAAACATTCCACCGATTAAAATAAATAATAATACAAAAGGAAACAAAACTAGAAACCAAGATACTTTGGTATATCCTGATTTACATATTAAATCAAGCACCCATGTCCAGAATAATATATAAACTGACTTGAGTACAAATATAAATATGGTACTTGATACATTACATTCATATTCTCCTACACAATATGTATCTGTATTACCGTAATTTTGAAACATCATCATTACTAATGCAATAAATGACATTACAAAATATAATGCAGCGGGCGAGCATAAATCTTTAATTGACTTTGGAATAGGGGTAGTCATTATGTATTAATTAAATATTTTTTTTTAGGCAGATGAATTAGGATTTTGATCACGTGTTGGATTAGGATTTTTAGGTTGGGGATAACCACCTAATGTAGCACTTTGTTTCTCTCCTAAATAATATGTATTATCTATCATATTTCTAATTTCTCTAAAAAATCCACCCTTTTGTTTTTTACTTTTACGCATACGTTTCTTTAATTTTCGTCTTCTGCTTTTTCCTCCCTTAAAAAAAGGTGGAAATTTACCACCCATATTACACCCACACTTTCTTCTAGATTTATTTAAATTACCACCTCTCATACTCTTTCTTCTTCTAGTTTTTGTTCTTGTTTTTTTTAAACTTCTTCTAGTTTTCACCATATATATATTATGCTAATATTTTATTCAATATCAACATGTGTTAAAAAGTGTCTTCTACAACACATCTTATTCAAATTTAAATTATCTAATACAATCCCTTCAGGATTTTTTTGAGTATGTTCCTTTGTTAAATATACTTCATTATTTGCATCAATACCCTTTTCTATTTTCATTTGTGAAACTTGTCTCTTATAGTATTCATACTTATCAGCAATTACTTCGCCACATGTAAAACATTTTACAGGAATAATCATTTTGTTATATATTATATTATAATTAAAACTTTAATCAATTTTAATTGTAATTAATAATTATTTAAATAATTATGCAACATTACGTCATCTGAATTATTATTTACATAACCAGATAATATTGCTGATTCATACATAGTTTTTAATACATCATTCGGTGTAGTAGACCCAATTCTTATTAAATTATGTTCTCTTAAATATTTTTTTATTTTTGAAATTTCTTCATTCTCAATTTTCTTTTTTTCATCCATAACTTTCTTTTTTGTATGTGTACTTTTAATTAAAACAGAAATAGAATTATTCTTTTTTGATTTACCTAACTTATATTTTCTTTTTAATGTTTTTTTAGTTATAAACCCACCTCTTTTGTCACGTAATTTATCCAATTTGGTTTCCCTTACTGTTGGAATACTATTATTTATATTTATCATCGGTTTCGTAAAATTACTTTCACTTGGTTCCGACTTTTCCTCCTGTATTTCCTTTATTTCACTTTCAAAATCATCATCATCATCCTCATCATCTGTACTAAAGTTTAACTTTTTCTGAGTATGTGTTTTCCATTGTCTAAATGTTGGTTGAGAACCATTTTTTAAACATCCATATGGTGGTGCTGGTGGAAGAATTGTAGATACTTTATTAAAATTATTATTATCAATACTAATATTATTACTAAAATCATCTGGTAATTTTAAATTCACTTCTATATTTTCATGATCAAATTCATTATTTCCCCCCCTTCTTTTACCTTTAAGTGTTCTATTTCTTCGTTTTCGTTTAGATTTTGTTCCACTCTTCTTTTCTTTTTCTACTAAATCCGATAAATAATTCATCGATTCTTTGAAATTAGAAGAAAATTTCTCTATATTATCAGGCTTTTCTTGAGTTTGTGGTTGTATTTTATCTAATGGTTGTTCTATTTCATTAGTTTCTCTATGTTCTTTAATTTTATTCAGTAAATTTTTTCTTAATTGAGTGGGATTTACAAAATTAAATCTTTTATCTTTTTTCTTTAAAGTTTTTGCTTTATCTTTTTTTTTACCTTTACCTGACATACTAAATAATTCGGGATTAATTGATATTGTTTTTCGAGAACTCATAAAATATATATTTAATTTATTATATTTTAATGTATAAAACTAATTAATTGTTAAAAACTAATTAATTGTTAAAAACATATAAAAATTGATTTATAATTTAAAGTATTCATGTATCATAAAAATATGGATTGTATAATGACGAATCGTACAGATATTAATCAAGAAACCACATATGGAAGTGAAACTCCGTGGGATTTTATTGAAAATTATTTCGGTGGGAAATATCTAGAATTACTTGTTAGACATCAATTAGAATCTTATAATACATTTGTCGAATATGAAATACAAAAAACAATAGAAATGTTTAATCCAGTTTGTATTAAATCAGAGAATGATTATGATGAGAAAACAAAACAATATGCATTAGAAATTTCAATAAATTTTGAAAATTTCCAATTGTATCGTCCTCAAATTCACGAAAATAATGGTGCTACTAAATTAATGTTTCCACAAGAAGCAAGACTTCGTAATTTTACATATGCATCTCCTATGACTGTGGATATTAATATTAAATATATTACAAGAACTGGTCCAAATTTAGAAAATGTTGAAACTAGTAGCAAAGTTATTTCACAAATACATATTGGAAAATTACCAATTATGTTAAGATCTTCTATTTGTGTTTTGAACCAATATAAGCATATGAATTCAGGCATAACAGGTGAATGCAAATATGATGCTGGAGGATATTTTATTATTAATGGTTCTGAAAAAACTGTATTAGGACAAGAAAGAGCTGCTGAAAATAAAGTATATTGTTTCAACGTATCCAAAAATAATACAAAATGGTCATATATGGCTGAAATAAAATCTGTCCCAGATTTTAAATGTATATCACCTAAGCAAATTAACGTAATGATTTCTAGTAAAAATAATGGTTTTGGTAATAGTATTTATATTCAAATTCCACGAATTAAAAACCCTATCCCTATAGTTGTTTTGTTCAGAGCACTCAATATTAATAGTGATAAGGATATATGTAATAAAATAATTTTAGATATTAATAACCCTAATTATAAAGATATATTGGTATTCCTGCAAGCATCTATTGTTGATGCTGAAACTAATAATGTCACAGATTATGATGCAGCGATTGATTATATTACAACGAATGTTATGTTTACTCCTATAAATATGACAAAAGAGCAAGGTTATAATAAAAAGCGTGATTTTGCGATTGATGTTTTAAAAAATGATTTATTTCCACACTGTAGAACTGATATACAAAAAATTTATTTCTTAGGATATATGGTTAATAAAGTTATTAGAGCCCGCCTTAATATGATTGAACAAGATGACCGTGATTCATATCTAAATAAACGTATCGACCTTACTGGTACTTTGTTAAATAATCTGTTTAGAAATTATTTCAATAAAGTTGTAAAGGATTTACAAAAACAGACAATCAAAGAAATAAATAATGGTTCATGGAGATCAACAAATGATTATATGAATATTATTAACAAAACAAATATATATAAAATTATTAAATCAACTACAATTGAAAATGGCATTAAACGTGCATTATCAACAGGTGATTTTGGTATTAAACATTCTACTAATAATAGTAAAGTAGGAGTAGCACAAGTATTGAACCGATTAACTTATGCGTCAAGTTTAAGTCATTCACGAAGAATTAGTACTCCAATTGATAAAAGTGGTAAATTAGTTCCTCCTAGACTACTACATAACACATCATGGGGATTTCTTTGTCCAGTAGAAACTCCAGAAGGTCAATCTGTAGGTGTTGTAAAAAATTTAAGTTATATGACACATATAACAATATCATCCGAAAGTGAAACTATTTATGACGTATTACAAGATGATATTATGAAGGTTGATAATGATATTACTTCTAAAGACCTAGATAATAAAGTAAAAATATTTGTAAATGGTTGTTGGATAGGAATTACGGATAACCCTAAAGAATTATATGATAATTTGAAAATTAAAAAATATAAGGGAATTATTAATATATATACTTCTATTGTATTTAACTACAAAGCAATGGAAATTAGAATATGTAATGATGCAGGAAGATTGACAAGACCACTTCTTAAGGTTAGAAATAATAAATTAATATTAAAGAATGATGTTATTGAAAAGGTAAAAAATAAAAATATTAAATGGAACGAATTGCTAACGGATATTGTTCTGGATGAATCAATAATTGAATATGTTGACCCAGATGAACAAAATTCATCTATGGTTGCGATGTACCCGAAAGATTTATCTCATAATGACCCTAATTTAGTTAAGCGTTATACTCACAGCGAAATTCATCCTAGTACTATGTTTGGTATTCTTGCATCTTGTATTCCATTTCCTGATCATAATCAATCTCCTAGAAATTGTTATCAATGTGCACAATGTAAGCAAGCTATGGGAGTTTATGCTACTAATTTTGATATAAGAATGGATAAAACTGCATATATTTTAAATTATCCTATGAGACCACTAGTAGATACTCGATTAATGAACATAATTAAAGTTAATAATATTCCTTCTGGGTGTCAAGTTATTGTTGCAATTATGACACATACTGGATATAATCAAGAAGATAGTATTCTATTTAATAAAGGAGCTGTTGATCGAGGACTATTCCAAGCAACTATTTATCATACAGAAAAAGATGAAGATAAAAAAGTACATGGAGATGAAGAAATTCGATGTAAGCCTGATAAATCTAAGACTAAGGGTATGAAATTTGGAAATTACAATAAAATTAATAATCAAGGCGTTATTCCTGAAAATACCTTGGTTGAAAATAGAGATATTATTATTGCAAAAGTTGTTACTATTAAAGAAAACAAAAATGACCATACTAAATTAATCAAATATGAAGATTGCAGTAAAAGTTTTAGAACTAATGAAGAATCATATATTGATAAAAATTATATTGATAGAAATGGAGATGGCTATAATTTTGCAAAAGTGAGAACAAGAGCTGTAAGAAAACCAGTTATGGGTGATAAATTTTCTAGTCGTCATGGACAAAAAGGAACCGTTGGCTTAATTATACCCGAAGAAGATATGCCATTTACTGAATCAGGTGTCAAACCAGATATTATTATTAATCCACATGCAATTCCATCTAGAATGACAATTGGCCATTTAAAAGAAACATTATTGGGTAAAGTATTACTTGAACTAGGATTATTTGGTGATGGAACCAGTTTTGGAGATACGGATATTGACTTCATTTCAAAAGAGCTTCAGAAAACAGGGTTTGAAGCACACGGAAATGAAATTTTATATGATGGAAATACTGGAAAACAACTAGAAACTAGTATATTTATTGGACCTGTATTTTATCAGAGACTAAAACATATGGTGGCTGATAAGCAACATAGTAGATCTATTGGACCTATGGTTAATTTAACACGACAACCTGCCGAAGGTAGATCTAGAGATGGTGGATTGCGTTTTGGAGAAATGGAAAGAGATTGTATGGTTAGTCATGGTGCAGCAAGATTTACAAGAGGAAGATTATACGACGCATCTGATAAATTTCAGATACACGTATGTAAGAAATGTGGCATGACGTCATCTGTTAATAATAAACTTCATGTTCATTTGTGTAAAATGTGCGATAATAGAACCGATTTTGCATATGTTCAACTACCTTACAGCTGTAAATTGTTATTCCAAGAATTATTGGCGATGAATGTTGCTCCAAGAATGATAGTTAATTAATTAATTAATTAATAATTATAATATTTATTATGTAATTATAATTATTTTTATTTAGATACTAATATTATATGAATTTGCCTCCTGGAAAATATTATTGGGACAAAGAAAATAGTATTAATGAAAAAGATATTACTATTCATAATATAAAACATTTACAATGTGGAACAGGTACATATTGGATAAGGTATAGATTAGGCGATACTATTGGTGGTAAGTATAATAAACCATTTAAAACTATTGAACAATATTGGCCTGGTTCAATTAAAGATAAATATATGAAATTAACAAATAATAAGGCTAATAATTATGATGTATTATTTAATATTATTAAAGAATATCCTTTTTTCAAATTTGATACAACTAATTTACTTATAATTGGAATTCGTATTGGAGATGTACTTGGTAAAGTAACATTAGATACATATGTAAAACCAGTTACTTTTTATAAAGATTTAGATTTAACAGGACATTTAAATAAAACTGTTATTATATGCTGCGGTAGTCATTATAATAGCAATACTCCAAAAACAACAGGTTATGTTAATGATTTATATAAAATTATGAAAGAAAAAGGGTTTGAAAATGTTTTTATTAGAGGCGGAAATAGTCCAGACGATGATTTAACTTTAATGTGTGGTGCTGATAATTTAATAACTGGTTTAGGTGGATATCATAAAATGATTAGAACTATTGTTATGAACCATACCAAAAATAATGTTATTGGATAATTATTTTAATTAATCTTCTTCCGATTCTTCTGCTTCTTCCTTCCTTCTTTCTTCATCTTGTTCTCGGTAAAATGATGGGTCGCCCATTCGTTCAGGAGGTGTTTCTGGTACCACACTAGGTGAATTAGAATTTCTAGTAACTAATGGAGATGCGGGAGCAATTGGTTCTATATAGCTCCCATCTGGGTTAAGACCAATACTATCTATTCCTCTTCTGGGGGATTGAAGAAATGATGGATTAGGATCATTTTCAAAACTATCTGATCTTTCACGAAGTGTTCCACGGCGTAAAGACCTTAATGTATTCTGTGCTCTATTTATTTCATTTAATCTTCTTCTTGCTGAGGGCTGAGGTAGTGGATCACCATTATCATTTACTATACGAAGTCTTCTACTAGGTTGATTTAAATTAACTAATTCAGCTATTTCCTCTTCATCACTAACATCACTAACGCCAGTAGAACTACCAGGAGGATCATAAGGAGGACTAACAGGTGAATAAGGAGGACCGTGTATACTGCCATCTTCTTCAGAATCACTATCATCCCTCAAAGAAGCAAGAGCTTGTGCAGAAGGGGAAAGGAATGGTGCATTAGAAGAAGACGCCTCAGGAAATAATCCAGGAAATGGATTAGGTAAACCTCTTTCTAATTGACGTGATAATTGTGCACTTCTTGGAACACGTAATGGTGAATTAGTTGGAGACTCATCTATTATTTCTTGAGAAATATTTTGTGGAGGATGTGGAGCAAAATTACGAACTGCATCCATAATATCTTCATCTTCATTTTCAAGAAAACTATTTTCCATACTATTTGTTAATGACATACTTTGCTCTAAACTTAATGGTGAGTCACCTGTATCCATATCTCCAATAATACGTCCGACAGGTAATAACATATTAAAATCTTCGGTATCAAATACTTCAAAATCAAGAAAATCTTCTGGATTTATATTATCATTCGATAAACCATCCACATTTTTACAGGCTTCTATTGCTTGTGCTCTAGTAACTAATTGCATTCTAAAATCACCCTTTTCTTCTACTGACATCTCATCGCCTTCTTTTATATTTGTTCTTTTTAATACCTTAGGTTCATCTAATGATATTTGGTCTATTGTTATTAAACTTCCATCTTCTTGTTTTTCTAAACGTTTTTCACCTATTAATATACTGCGATTAGTATCTGAACCTATTTTAAAATTAATATGATATATCCATTGACCTTTATTTGGATGAAACTCATCGCCTCTTTTATCATCTGATAAAGTATAACCAGTTAAATTACTAAATACACTAAGAATTTTACCACAAATAGTTTGTTCTATACCTTCTCCATTTTCTAAAATGAATATTACATATTTATGAGTGTATTGATTTTCCCAAAATATACTAAAACTTTTAGGAATGTGATCTAAATAAATTGTAGCATTCATATCTGTATCAGCTTCTTTGTCCTGTTTAAACTGAAAATCAATACCTATGGTTCCTTCCGTATTATTGTCTGAAAAAATATAAGCAATATCATCAAACTGCATGACTGTCCACCAGCTAGGATTTGTATTTACTTCTGTATCTATATGTTTACCTTCTATAAGTTGCTCAATATTATGTTTAAAAATTTTTGTTTCTCTTTCAACATCGCCTCTCTCTTGCACAGTCAGTTTCAATAATTCTTCAGATGGTATACTGTTCCATGCAGCTATGTCTTTTAAACTTATTTCTTCCATATATGATTGATGTTCATCACCGTCATCTTTACGTTCAAATTCATATTTTTGTAAAATATAGTCTTCTAATTTATTTATATCCTCACGGCCTCTATTTCCTTTCCCAGATACAGTATCAAATATTTCATCTCCATTTCTATTAAATATTGCTTCATAAGATAATGAGTTATAAGGTATTAATTCATATATAATTGTTTCTGGTGCCTGTCCATGTGTACCACTTATAGTAGAAGTATTAGAATAAAGACCACCTGATCTAGTTATATCAACAGCATCTTTAATATGTGGTTGCATTCGTGGTCTTAAAATATATATTTTACTTTTGTCTATATGGTATAATTGCAAAGCACTTTCTGCATCTATTAATTTTTTTCCACTGCTTAATTGAAGTTGAAAAAATCTACGATTTCCATGAGTTCCTCCATTTCCTACATTTAAGTTTGCCATATGTAAATATGGTCCTCCTAATATATCTGAACCATCATTTATTCCTACATGTTTTTGTACTCTTTGTGGTTTAAATGAACTATCTGTTAAACGTGTATGATATATTTGAGTAAATTCAGAAGAATCATCGTTTATAACCCAATTAGTAAATATTGCATTTGGATCTTTAAGATAATATTTTAATGTATCTAAAGACATAGCATGAAAAAACATTTTATTTGTCAAATTTCCATTTATATCTCGTATAACTGATATATCTGCGAAAATAATATGAGGAATATTTGACCTTAAATTACTTAAGTACATATCATCCATGATATTTTCTTCATCATAATAATCAATAGGACTACTTCCTTCATACACATTATCGTATAATGGTATTATTTTTTCTAATATTTCTTTACGTTCTTCTTTATTCATTTCCATGTATATATTAATTTAGGATTTTATTATTATTTTTAGTTTATAAAATATTATATTATATATATAATGCCTAAACCAATAGCGCTAGTCAATAATACAAATGCAACTTCTAGAAATAGAAAGGTTGTCACTATGGTATGGAATACAGACAAAGTTGATAATAAGCATAAAACCACATTTAGACATGCGATGAACGCTGGTGATCCATTAACACGTGTTAATTATTCATGTGGAGGACCAAACCCTTTATCAAATTTACCTTCAGTTAAACAAAATGTATCATTATTTAGAGGAGGTATTAAATCTTTTTGTGATGCAAGCAACGTTCCTGCATCATCATGTAACGTAAAATATGTATATGATTCTTCTAATTTTACACGTTTTAGAAAGGAAGGAGCAGTTAACAAAAGTTATAACGATACTTCGTTTGGTGGTGCAAATAATGGGTCATATAGTTTTATTAAACACGCACGTATGTAAATTTTAGTTTTTTATATAAATATATTATATAATGAACAAGTATCTTGTTGAGTTTTTAGGAACTTTATTCTTCATTTACGTTATTTTGGCTAGTGGAAGTCCTTTAGCAATTGCTGCTGCATTTTTACTTACTATTATGGTTATTGGTCCCATTAGTGGAGGACACATCAACCCTGCTGTAACAGTTGCAATGGTACAAGCAGGCAAACTTCCTCAAGGAGAAATGTTACCTTATGTTGCATCACAACTTGCAGGTGGATTAGCTGCTTTACAAATTGTCCAACGTATTTAAATTAAAATTAATTAAATAATAAATTTAATATTTAATTAATCATCTTTCATCGATTCTTCAAGTGGAAAAAAAATATTTGTTTCTTCTATATAATAAATAATTGCTGCCCATAAAAAAGTACATGCATTTTCAAATTTTTGTATTGTCATATATAATTTATCTTCATATTTTTTTTAAGCTTTTTTACCAATATTATATACTAAATATAAACCTAATACAGATACAGCTGCAATATAAAATTGTAAAAATATATCATCATCATTATTCATATTAGTAAATGTTTCTCTACACCGCTCTCCTGTTTCTGGATTTCGTTTTCCTGGAAATAAACATGCATCCATCGACCTAACATCAATTGTTGCTACATGTTTTGTTTCGTTTCTAATTATATCCTTATTATCTCTTGTTGGCATAGTAATTGGAATGCACTCTGGTTTGCCACTTGTTTTTAATGCTCTCCAAAATCTAGCGGGATTAACAGCTTCTAAATTTTGCATAGCACCTGGTATTTGACCTTTAAATGTACTAAAATTTACTCCCATACCTGAAGATACAAATGGAATTGAACCTCTAGGTACATGACTTATATATGTATATCTATCAACTTGTGTTGGTTTTCCATCCTCATCATATGCACCTCTCTTTAAGCAGTTTGTATTTGTAGATAAAAAAAATTTATTTCCTAGTGGTTTTCCTGGTATAGATGCTGTTCCACCACCAGATACCATTAATTTAACATATTCTATTAAACCTCCTATGTCTCTTGCTGTTACACTTAAAGAACCACGATCAGACATACCCATTTCCTTTGGAGTTTTTATTTTTTTCCAATATTCATATGTTGGGCCCAATAATTTTTCTTCGGTTTTTTTAAATTCGGCTTCTATTTCTTCCATATTTTTTTCTTTTTCTGATTTAGTCATATAATATACTAATATATATTATATGATTATATTATCCTATTCATTTTTATAACTTTGGTATTCTTTTCTCATTTCCTTGAAATTTCTTTGCATATCAGTCATTTCACTCTCAATACTACTAACTTTACTATTAACATAATCAACAGTAGGTGCACCATTTATAGTTTGTTTCATATCAGCTAAATTTATTTTATTACTTTCTACTTTAGTTTTTAATATATCAATACTATCTTTGATCTCATCTTGTCCATCATTTTGTGCGCTAATATTTTCTAATTGTGATTCCACAGTTACAAATCTTTGCTCATTATCACTTCCAAATTTCGCTATCGTTTTTTCTATTTTATTAAGTCTATCGTCATTTTGCTGTGAAATAATTTTAGCCTTTGTTGTATCTTCAACTATTGATTTATCTACCGATTTATCTGGAGCAGCAGGGGGGGGAGTGGGTTTCTCAGCAGCAGGGGGGGGAGTGGTTTTCTCATCGCGGGAGAAAGGTCCACCCTTCTTGTTCATTAATCCTTCTATTGCTTTTTCAAAACCGAGAAATCTATATATTTCCCGAAAAACAGGATATAATATAATAAAGGCAAATAATGGAACTAATACTTCGATAATATTCATATATAATATTTGAATATTTTCTTTTCTATAAATATATATAATGTCAAGAATTACAGTATTTCAAGGATTTTTTAACCAACCTCAAATTAAGTGGAAAACAGATACTCCTCTAAATAAAACTGGTTTTGTTAATTCTAATGCCCCATCTAATGTCAGACCTCTATATGACTCTGAAGATCGAAGTGCCGCTCCTCATAAACCTCGCCCTCTCCGTATTTATAGAAGAGGAAGAAGTGTTAGACAAGTTGCTTCTTCTAAAGCAACTATGAGAGAAAGTTTAGAGAACCCAGGAACATATATTACAAATAACACTAAAACTGCAGCTGAATTATGTGCAGACTATAACGGTAGTAATTTAGTAAATGAATATGGAAGTAAAATTAACACATCTAATAACCCCGAAAGTAGTAACGAATGTTGTAGCCAGGCAAACTTCGCAAGAAAAAAACTAAGAAACCCTAAATTTAATTTACAAAAATCATATCATACTAGACATGAAGAATTGAGAAAAGCAAGAGGAGCAGTAAATAAAACCAACTTATATTATTCCAATTGTTCTGATGATAAATGCTTAGATGTTGATACTCCTACTAACGCTAAATATCACGTTAACGGTGCTGTAACATCTAGTGCTCGTTTAGATAGATTAAAATTAGAAGCTGTTGAAAAAACACAAACACGTTATGTTGGTGATTATAAAGAACCATATAACCAAAAAACAAAGACAGAAAGTTTTAATTGTACCTCAACCAAAATGTGTACTAGAAATACACGATTTAGAAAAATATAATTTATATTATTAAATTAATTTCATTTAATAATATATATGAGAACACGTAAAAATAGATCAATTAAAAGACGAAAAACAAAAACTAAATTGCCAAAATTAAGAAAAATAGATAAGTCTATGAAAAAATTTCATTATAAGATAAAAGACCCATTTAGTAAAAGAAAATTGGCTATTCATGATGGGGTTAAAATGGAGGCAAAGAAAAAGAACGGTTCATTAAAAAAGGCCGCGGTAGCAAAAAAAGGTAGGTTTAATATACTTAGAATTTACAGAAGATATAAGAAAGTAGATGAATGCAAGACAATTACAAAAGATATGAAATATATGGATAAAAAATATGGATTAAACAGTACAAAAGATATTTGTGGAAAAAAATAAATATTACACCTTTGTACATTTAAAACGCCGATTTTAAGGGGGTAATTTTTTAGTTTCCTGATTAAATACACCCAAATGCTGTTTACATAAACCCCAAATACTTACTTTATCCAATCGTGTACGTTGTTTAAATACTTGTGTAGTCATTAAATAATCTGCTACGGACTTGTAAAATAACCAATACATGGGCTCTGTTGCGTTGGTACCTACGTGTACGTAAAAGACATTTCCTGGAAAGGTTGGAGAACCCCTATCAGTCGATGTGGTTTCTTGTCCATTAAAATATTCAATCATATTTCCAATTTCAAGTACATTATGCCCATCCCATGTACCGGCGTTCAAGTTATTAATAACGCCACGATATTTGTTTATGCGAATACCTTCAACATAGCCTTCAATATAATATGTATGATTAGTTTCCAAGTCATATGGTGAAATTGAGTTCATTTTTAATAATATAACTATTAAATTCTAAATCATTTTTTAATATAGTCAATAGTAAAAAACATTTAGAAAAACGGTGTTTTACACCTTTGAAGATTTAAAACACCGTTGTGATTATATCACTATTATTTACGGCTCGTGCTTCCTTCATATTTACATAACGTATATAGAATATACTTTGATTAGACCAACAATTAGTAATATAGTCGGGTATCATATGATATTCATAATATAAACACATACACGGCTGTTTATTGAAACAAAACATAAAGCCGAACCCTCTATTCTTGGTATATATATCAGTATCTTTCATAATCTGTATTTTCCGTTCGATAATCGGTTGAATTACGTTATATCTTTGGTCGTGTTTATGGATTACATTTACATATTTATGATAATCAATACTATTCTTTATTTTATATTTATATTTGATACGTCCATCATACTCAAATATTATATTTTTTAATTCATATGGAAGTTTAGTCATATTATGTAGATTATTTATTATATTTTCATTTTTCATTACGATACTATACATAATAAAAACTATTTATATAATTTTTATTATACTTGTTTCAAAAACAGCGTTTTAAATCTTCAAGGGTGTAAATGTGAAAAGGTGTAAAAATACACACGAGGGGAATCGAACCCCTAGACCAACCTTGGAAGGGTTGAATGTTACCATTACATCACGTATGTTGGTCCTCTCTGTCGGATTCGAACCAACGACCTATCGATAAACTACAAAAAACCACTACAGTCGATTGCTCTTCCAACTGAGCTAAGAGAGGATAATATTAATTATAAAATACTTTTATATTGTTTTTATAATTATTCAATATGTTCAATTCCATTTGTAATACACCAATTTATACATTTTTGTTTATTTTTTTCATTTATTTCAGATAATTTTTGATTACAAGGATTTTTTTCATTTAATTTACAAATATTATGTAAATAACAATTATTATCAAGTAAAGATTGTGCTGTAATAGAATTACATTCATCTATTTTGGATATGAAAGTAGTTGGTATATTTAATTTTAAAAAACTTAATAATGTCAAATCTTTTTTGTTTTTAATATAAAAACTATAGAAACTATCACAAATATATTTAATAAAATCCTTATTTGTAGTATTTAATAAATTTTTACAACACACATATTTATCATTATTAAAATAATTATTCATATTTGGTTTTATAATTATTGTCCTTTCAAAATAATTACTAATAAAATATAGTAATTCTATATTTTGAGTTTCATATAAATTTGGTATTTTAAAAATAAAATTAGCATCATTTTTCAACATATATATACTTAGTAATACTTTTAATATATAGATATTATTTTGTTTAATATCAAAAGTATCACATTCCATTATGGTTATAAAATCAAATGTATTTTTATAGTTTTTTTTCATATGATTAAATACATCTTTATTTAATATATCATTATTTATTTTTTTATCAACTATTTTTTGTGGATTAATCTTATTATTATTATTTGTTAAGTAATACTTATCATTATCATTATATCGAATATTGATTAATGAATCTATTATATCTAGATCATTTTTACAAAAATGGATTGATGTAATTTCACTTTCAAAACTTATTTTTGTTAAATTAAATATTTCCGTAAATAATAAATAATTAATAGATAGTGATTTATCTTTAATAATTATATTTATTAATGAATAGGGTGATAATAATTTTTTTATTACTGTATGTCCATTATATTTTTTTATTTCGTCCTTTATACAAATTAAACTATCTAAATATTTTTCACTTTTTTTTTCTATACCGTATTTGATTTGTATATTCTCAATATTAATTGGTGGATAAATTTTGGGTAAATAAAAATAGCTCATAATAAATATAATGGAATAAAATTAATAATTTTTACTGTAAAAGTTCTATTATTTTTTCATCCCCATCAAATAATTTTAAAGCCTCTAATTCATTCTTACTACAGAATTTTATAGATTTATGTACATTCATTTGTAAATCGCAAATATCTAATATTTCTCCTTCAAAGAATATACATTCTACTCCCTGTAAATGATTTGTAAAAATTTGTTTATCAATATGTATTTTCAAATTTAATTCTTCTATCCATTCTCTTTTTAAACATTCTTCTAATGTTTCTCCTTCTTCTAATTTACCTCCAGGAAATTCCCAATATCCACTATTTTGAAAATTATCATCTCTTAATCCCATTAGTATCTTATTGTTATAGTACATTACACCACAAGCAACTATCATTTTAAATAATGAATAAAAATAATTATATAATCAATTTTATTAATTATGTATTTGTAATTTGTTTAAGTTTAAGTTTATAAGGAAGTTTCTTTATTTTTCTCATTTTATCTTGATCTTCTAAAAATTCTGCTAATTTTTCTTCTTCATCTGTTTTACTTATATATCTATCATCAATTATTACATTTTCTGCATTTACCTCCCTTATCTTTTTAAATATAAAATATCTGTTTAAAAACGATATCTTTTTTTCATAATCTTTCATTTGTGTTGCATTTTTTAAGTTTTTTTCCTCTACAAAACCATCACGTAAATCATCTGTCATATTTGTAAATAATGATTCAAAACTATTTGTACCTCCTGGAACATTCATATCTTTACATTCATTATCATTTAATAACCTAAAACCAAAATTTTCCATTACACGTATTAAATAATTACTATTTACCAGAAATTCTTTTGCTGGTTTATTAATTGAATCTTGATAAACAGATATTTTATAACCAACACTAGATGAATCATCTTTAAATTCTAAAAAGTCATAGCGTTTTTCTACTTCCCATACCTTTTTTCCATTCTTATTTATTGTAATACTTTCACCTTTCTGATGACTTTCAAGCATTCTAAATATTTTACCTCCATCATAACAGGTTGCTATAAAATAACCATTTACCTTTGTACATTCTGAAACATTTCTTAAAAATTGTTGTAATATTGTAATGTTTTCAAAGAAGTAATGTAATGCAAATTGACACGATGTTATATTAAAACCATTTTTTCCTTTACCGTAATGTTTAAATACCCCCTTTCCTATTATAGTTTCGTCTTTGGGGCCATCACCAAAAACAGCTCGTGTAATTGTTTTATATTTATCACTATTAATAGCACTAGTATCTCTAATATTCATCGAACTGTTTCCATGAACAAATAAACAATAAGGTACTCTTTTACGATTTTTTTTTTGATTCAAATATCTCGCACACGCACCATCTAATTTATTCTCAATATTATCTTTTGAATAGTCAATACCAAATACAAAATCTAATTTACTTTGTATCCATTTTGGTAAATCTCCTCCTTTACCTACAGCAACATCAATTAGTATATCATCTGATTTAGTTACACTACCTATAATTTTGGATTTTACATATAAATTATGAAAATTTTTCAATCTTTGTATTTGATTTGTAGAATCACTTTTTTTATAATAAACATCGTCATCTGACATTTCTTCGGGAATGCCTTCGCCTGTCATTAACATTTTTTCTGTTATAGGATTATGGATTGAAAACCAATTACTATTTGCGGTGTCATAGTTATTTCCATAATTCTTTGGTCCTATTCTACTTCTATATTGAAATGTTTTATCATTTCTTACTCTAAGAGGTATCCATTTCCATCTATTATCATTTTTCATTTCATATCTAAATTCAACAATTGTATTATCTTCAATTAAATCTTTTTCTTCTGTATACATTTGTAGATCACCATTAGTATCCTTGTTTAACATTATATTACATATAAATGCATTATCATCATACGGATTTGTTGGGTAAAATGGCATCGCCTTATAATTATCTGAACCTGTATCTTTTTTACCAACATCATCATCAATTATATTTGCACAGGGGTTCATATATCCATGTTTTTTTTCATCAAATCCACACATTAATATTAATGTTTTATATGAATTAATGTCCGTTTGACCAGATGTATCTACTCCATCACTATAAATATATTGAATATCATCTTTGTTACCTGTTTTCTTAGTTTTAATTAAGAAATCAATAGTATTATATTTTGATGGTTTCCACTTAAAACTGTGAGCCCATGTCACCTTATAATCACTATCGGGTAAAGATAATTCTGATGGTGTAAATATTAAACCATCTGTTTCATATTCATAACTTGGGTCTGATATTCTCTTAAGTAAATTTTCACAACAATTAAATATAGATTTACTATTATTTGTAATTTCAAAATGTTTTACTTCAACACGCATAGGTATTAATTCATTTCCGGTTATTGATTTTATTTTTAATGATAATATAAATTGTCTTAAATATGTTAAACGTCCCTTCTTTGATTTATCATCTTCCTCAATATCTACTAATGGTGACTTACGTTTATCTTCACCCTTTAAATAATATAAATCAAAACAAGCAAATAGATTTATACTTTCATTATACTTATTATGTTCTATATATTCTCCATCAACAATCGTATTATATAATGCTTTCTGATCCGTAAAGCAGCCTGTAAACTTTACTCTCATATTTGAATCAATAAAATATATTTTTCCTTTATCATTAATATATAATAATGATCTTTCCCCATCTGCTTTATCGGTTACAGTATAATTATTGCGTATATTAGGTGAAATCATATCATCAGCATCCTTTTCTAAATTAACATATTGTAATGTAGAAGATGAATAACCAATAAAATTTTTTGATGTTATCCTGTCAGGTATTTCTTTTTTCTTTCCGTGTATTAATTTCATATATGAATTATTAACATCATTCATTTCAGATTTTGAAATTGGATAATTTGTACCCTGCAACGCAGATAATATATATTTTATACATGTTTTCATTTTCGGAATTAATTTTTCTATATTATCATATTCTTTACCTGCACCAACCCTTGAGTTATCTATTTCAATTTCTATCTCATAATTTTCGGCATTTGAGAAAACATTAGATTGTGCAATAGAATAATGTGGTATTGGTCTGAATGGTCTTTTATAACTTCTTTCTCCAGATTTTACAATTGATATTTCAACAAATAATGGGAAATCTTCATGTGATAATCGAACCCTATTAATATATCTAAATGTCTTTTTTGATTGTGACCAATTATCTATTATTTTATTTACTAAATTTGTATTAACTGATGTTTCAAGTTGATATGATAATTTAAAATTATAATCTTTTATTACTACAGGGAATATTTTGCCATCTTCATCTTTTGGTTGTGTTTTTTGAACAAAATTTATATTTTCAATATTTCCTCCGTATTTCTCCATTAGTTTTTCAATATTTTCATACTTGCAATAATCCTGTATTACATTGAAATTATTTAATTCTGCTCTTATATTTGACATTATTTCATCTCCTTCTTGTGTTATAAATTCATTTGCAATTCTTAACATATATTGACCATTTAAATTACTACTAGTAAAACCAATTGACAATAATTTCTGCAATGTATTATCATAGTCCATTCTAGTTAAATCTTTCGGGTTCGCTGTAGAAAACCGTATCTCTAATTCTTTTTGCGTACGTGTGTCAAATATATTATCTTTTAAAAATTTATCTGTCAAAGAATTCATATCATATTTATTACTAAAATCTTGTTTTTGATATCGAGACATATATATAATTATAATAGTATATTTTTATTATAATTATATCAATTTTATTTATAATCATATTTCTATATTTAAAGTTTCACATATTTTTTTATATATTTCTGCTTTCTTTAAATTTAAATCTGTGTCTGATAATTTTACAATTTTTCCAATCTCCTTCAGATCCTGTAATTTATAACTACTGATTGATTTAATCGGTTTTTCGTAATTTTTAATTTCATATTTTGTTTCCATATAATTTAAAACTAATTCTTCTCTGGGATTTACTTCATATACATACTCATCTCCTATTTTATGTATAACTTTATTATTTTCTATATCATCATCTTCGTCAGTATATAACTTACAGTATAATTTATCATTTATATATAATATATTTATACCATGTATCATACAAAGAGCATGAAATGTTTTAAATGATATTTTATCATCATTTAATAATTCACTTTCACAAATATCCAATCTTTTAAATTTATATGTATCTTTTAACATTTTTAATTTTGCCTTTAAATGTTGAATAAGTTCTAATTTTAGTTTTTTTTCTTCTTGAAAAATTGAACTTCCCAAAAGTTCATAATTATCAAAGCCATATTTTAAAACATAAAAAATCCAAAATAATTTATCTGTATGTCCAGGAACAAAGAAATTTTTATTATACCGAATACACCTTTTGGGTTCAGGTTCTTTGTAATTAATATTTCGTTGATTTACTATACATTTTAAATTACTTAGCATATTTTTAGGATGTAACATATATTTATTTAATTCATTTAAGATCTGGTCAGTCATATATATTTACATAACCATACTTTTATATTGATTCATATATTTTATTAAGTAAAATAATTGCTTTCTATCTCCTTTTGATTATTTTCTATTGTATCTAATTTTATTTCTTGTGATTTTACATATAAACAATAACTTTTTAATTCTTCTAATACATTTGGTGATACTTCTGTTAAATTTATAAAAACGCCATTTTTATTTTCATTTAAATCATTCATGGTCTTTTTCAATATTTTTAATATTGTAATATGATGTTCCTTCGATAAACATTCTATTTGACTTTTCAAACTTTCAAGTTCAACAATATTTTCACTCATTAAATAAAATATTGTTATCTATTTAAATACCTTATTATTATTAATAATAATTAATAATAACATAATGTTCCAATTTGTTGACAATGAGGACATTTACAATATTTTGAATCATTTCTATATATTTCTTCACATATTGCATGTAATGTTATATTACAACGATTACATCTTATACTATCTATATCATTCATTTTATCCCAACAAATTAAACATGATTTATTAGAATAAGTTATATTATTTCTTTCAATTGAGAATCTATTTCCCATTAATATTACAGTTATCTTTTATTTATTATATTTAAAATATTATTATATTTATTATGCCGAACATGACTCACATATTTCGTTATCATTATTCATGTTTTTTGGATCAATCGTAAATTGTTGTGCCTGATGCTTTGCTTTTCTTCTTAAATAATAAATTCCAGTCTTTAATCCCTTCTTCCATGAGTACATATGCATACTTGTAAGTTTGTTATTTGTTGGTTCTTCCATCCACAGATTTAAGCTTTGACTTTGACAAATATAAGCTCCTCTATCTGCTGCCATATCTATAATATCTTTCATTTTCATTTCCCATACTATTTTATATTTTTCTTTTATTTCATTTGGTATTTGTATAAAGTGTTGAATACT